TTAAGTACCCTTACCAGGGATTAATTTATAAAACTTAATCAAGGCAATTATTGCTAGTAATTGCCAGCCAGTAGAATAAATCTCCAGTGCAGCTTGAGCACCAAGAGTATTTTGGGCAGCATATTGAGCAATCAAGCTAGGAATACGAAGATTAGAAGGAGTAGAAGGAAGGAGAGAAATTAAAAGATTAACAGCACCCGAGAATAAACCACTGCTATTTTGCTCAGGAGAGTGTAAAAGATAGCAATTTTCATCAGAGGGAGTTTCCCATTTTGGCGTTGGCGTTGGTGTTGGTGTTGGTGTTGGTGTTGGAGCATAACAATAATCATTACCGCTAGAATCAGTGGTAAATAAACAGGGAGGATTACCTGTAATCGGCAAGCAGTTAAACCCACCATACAAATCCTCGTAATACCCCCAAGGACAAAGAGAATAAGCACAGCCAGTACCATTACCTCCAAGCTGAGTACCAGGAGGAAGAGAACTACCAACAGGCTCCTCTACAGCAAATCCTCCACCAACAGTAGAAACAAAACAAACAAGAAGATACTGAGGAGAACCAGCAGAAGCAGGATATATAGGTAGAAAAATTAGTAAAAATACTAGCAACAATCTAATAAACGTCATGTAAGTTTACCAGGTATTAACTTGTAAAACTTAATAAGCGCTATAACAGCATAATATTGCCAAGCGGCAGTATAAAGTTCGTATGCAAAATTACCCGCCAAGGAACCCTGACCGCCAAGATTACTAAGAATTGTAGGAAGTCGGAGATTGGTAGGGGTTGATGGTAAAATACTAATAAGCATATTTACTGCATCACCAAATACACCACCACCGTTAGCAGATTGATCTGGTGGATGGAGTAAATAACAGGGGTCTTCAGAGGGATTCTCCCAAACTCCAGATGAGGTAGGTGTAGGTGTAGGTGTAGGAACAGTACCACCACTCTGTCCATAGGCAGGAAGAATCAAGATATTGAGAATCAGCAGAAAGATAAATATAAATTTCTTAAATTTCTTCATAGCTGAAACAACCCACGAACAGCAGTACGAGCAAGAAGAAGGTATTTAACCGTCTCCGTCACTTGCATCACAGCGCACATAGTCCAAGACTGGTCCCAAAATGTAACAACTGGACAAGTAGAAATTGGAGCACTTGGAGATTGAACAGGATAAACAAGGTCAAATGGAAAAACCTGCTGCCAAGCAGGTTGAACAGTTAACGTACAGGTACTCTGGGCTTGGGCTTCCGCAACTTGGGAAGAACAAATACCCCAAATAATAATAAGAAAATAAAGAAAATAAGATGTTTGGCAACGATAGCGCCAAGCATAATTAGACAAATTAGACCAAGAAAAACTAGACATTTTTCAAAAGCATTAAGGCGATTAAATGAAATAAATTTAAACTTTTCGGGAATTTTTAAGCCAAATTTAGACAATATCAAATCTCTCAAAAGAATAACAAAATCGATGTAAACGGCAGGAATTTTAGTAAAAAAGTAATGCGAGAGAGAACTACAAGGAGAAAAATCATAGCCAATATACTGAGGGATATACATCCAAGAAAATCTACAATCAGATTTCAAATCCGAGGAATAATTGAGTAAGTGATAGGGAGAAGCTTTCACATACTGATTAATTGAATCAGTAAAAGGTTTGGCAAAATGGAGAAGGCTAAAGCTGGAATAGACACGAAACAGAAAATAATCAGCCTTAGTAAGAAATCCACTAAAGGACTTATTACGCATTAAACGAGATTTTAACGGATTGCGACGAAGGCGAGCATTACTAACCCAAATATCATAATTTTCGGGAGTGAACCGACTGACACTTTTAAAAAATAGCTCAGGTCCCTTAAGCTTCTCCGAATACGTAGAAAGTCCAGCGCAGGAGAAAGTTTCTTCAGCTAGTTGACGAATTGCGGAGTCAATTTGGCTATGACTTTGGGTGGTGACAAGTAAAAAAATATGGCGATGTCTAATTTGGTTTAAAGTTTTCAGAAAAGGACTATGTTTGGTACTTACAGCAGCGCTACCCCTAGAAGGAAACCAAGCAGCCACCTCGTCAAAAATTACTACTGAATCATTAATAGTGAGGAGGTAGTCAATAGCTTCACCAGTAAGCAATTCATCTTTTTTGGCGAAAGTCCGATCAAGGTCACAATAATACACTACTGGATCATTAGATTGAAATCGCTCCAAAAGCCAGCTATACCGCATTCTCCGACAATACTCCAGTAGATTATCTGGGTGAAGAAGAAAATTTGCTACAATCTTCTTCTTGTACTTATTGGCCAAGAAAATACCGTAGAAAACGGAAAAATGGCTCTTATTAGAGCCAATCTTACCAAAAATCAAAGAAACCGACATTAATTATCAAACCTTTGACATAATTTTCAGATGACTGAGTAGAAAAATTACCAATACTTTCTTTTAGTACTGGATTACCCTTAAACATCAAAATCAAAAGAGCTAGGGAAAAAAAATCAGACATAGGCTATACCTTAGATGTGATTTTCCTTAAAAAATTAAGCGCCATTGAACTTCCAAAAGGAACCAATACCGCAACTACAGCAGCAATAGCTATAGGCTCTAAATCAAAAATAACTGACGCTACATCCTCGTAAGAATCAAGAAGATCGGAGGAGGGAGATGATGAATTACCCAAAAAGGCAGTACCATTTTGAAAATTGTAAAGCAAGGATAAAAATTGACTAATAGTATCCTGCAACGATGGAGTCTGAGCGAGAAAAATACCACTAGTACTAGCAGTAGCACGCCCAGGACTACAAAGGAGAAGTAATCCGAAAACTAGTGGTAAAAATTTCCTCATAACAATTATGCCTTAGACATAACTTTTCGGACAAAGCTCAAAGCCATCGCAGAACCAAAAGGAACCAACGCCGCCGAGATTGCAGCAATACTGATTGGCTCTAAAGCAGCAATTGTAGCAGTAGTATTAGCCACAGCAGTCACAACATCAGCAGGAGCGGATGCTGTTTGTGCTTTAGAGGATTGAGAAAAGAGAACAGTAGTAACAACAAGAGCAGAGCCAACAAAAGCAATTTTTAATTTTTTATTCATGACTTCAATCACTTAATTACTTATCAGGACGAGCAATAATTATTACAACAGTGTAAAAGAGACTAACACCCAAGCAGCCGAAGCCAGCAGTAACACCCCAGTTAGTAGCCCAAGTCACTACAGGAGTTATATAATTCTGGATGACCGAGATAGTTTGAGCAGGATCTACAGGTGTAGATTGCGCAAAAACAGAATCAGTAAAACACACGAACAGCGTAGACAAAACCACTAGCAGCAATGAGAAGTCCGACCACTTGATCCGACCTATCTTTAACCGTTGCTTGAAAATTCGTAACAAAAGTATTCGGATCACCGAAAAGCTGGGTAAGAGAATTAACAATATCAGTAGGTTGCGGAATAGAGGTAGATGTACCACCACTAGTACCACCAGTACTACTTGTGGATTGGGCAATTACTTTCCCGGAAACAAAGAAGGTAAACACCACAGAAGCAAGCAGTAAAGCAGAAAAGCACCTAGATTTGTCCAATCGAGAAAAAAGAAGGACTTTATGAAATGGTCGCACGTAGCCTCCATATCAAATAGCGCTAAATGTCGCTGAAAATGAAATAAAGGACTTTAAAAGCAATACGAACCCCTGTAAGGGAAAGTAAAAAAGGGGCGGGAACCGACCAGAGCCATGAATTGATAAAAGACGCATAGGCAATAGCGTCTGGACAATTAGCTAACTCCGCTGCGGTAAGCCCAAGGTGAAAAATAAGCACAAAAATAAAATAACTCAAAAACTTAAGTGTGAATTGAACCCCGTATTACCTGTACGGGGTTCAAAAAATTACTCCCTGCCTAATAGGGAGTCGATAGCTAAATTAATAAATGATTATTATAACTACTTTTGCTCAACAAGTTTATAAGCAAGTAGCCTGTAATTGACACCAGTTTTACTAGACTGCACACCAAGATTAAGATGATATTTCTGACCTACGGAAAGGCTAGAAACATCACAGGCAGACTCAATATTACGATTAAAAACAAGGACATTAGGCTCAGACAATTGCTCGCCACTTAATGTAATGCCATTATATATCTCATCACATTTAAACTGAAAAGCACTCCATTGTTCACCAGACTTGGTTAATCCAGTTTTAATACCAAAATACAAACCAACAGCAGCGCATCTAATAGCACCAGACATACATCAATCCTCAGCGATTAGTAATTAAATTATAAGTTTGCAACAGATTAAATTTTTCTGCAAGTGCCTTTTTTATCAAGACCCTATGCTTATCCTCTAAGCGAGCTTGCCCATTATTAATCATTTCAATACAGAAATTCATAGTATCTTCCAAACCAGCAACCTCGTACAAAATCGCGAGAGTTGTTTCCCACTGACGAGCACACCACTCGACAGAATTTTCTAAAATAAGTTCCTTCTTAGGTGAAGGATATTTGGTAATTTTACCGATTTCAGCTATTAATTGATTCCAAAAAGGTAAGATGGGCAATCTATCAAGATTTGGATCATCACTGGAGCGATCCAAAAAAGTAATGCCGCCAATGACAACACTTGCAATATGATTACAAAATATCTGTTCATCAGATATCTGCAATAAAGATTGAAAAGCGAGATGCGCGTGTTCATCACGCAATCTAATTTCCATTCTAGTACAATCCCTAGCACCGTGACTCTGAGCAGATTTATTATAGCAATGCCATGACTTATTGCTATTTCTGGAGCCAAAATCTATATTCAATGCCTCAGTACAATTTCCAATTAGATCAGTATAAGGAGATTTATTAATTTTATAGCTAGGAGAGCGCCAAACCTGCTCTCTGTCGTCAAAAGATGGTTTGTTACGAAATCCCGAATAATTACCCTCAACGGCAGCTTCATATATTAATTCGGGTGTAATTATTTTACTATAATCATCCAATGCAAAATCAATTCTGGTGCATTTCCAGTTAGTCAAAGAATTTAATAGATTAATTAAAGAAATCAGATTTTTAAAGGAAATAGCCTCAAGAGCAGAACCAGGAACAGAAAACCAACCATAGCCGCGAGTACTATAATCGCCAAGATTATAGGCAATGATCGAATTGAGAATAGAGCGAGAGGATTGATTAAATTTTACGCCTCTAGTAATTGGGTGAGATTGAGCAAATTCATCGTCAAGAATCAAAGAAGCGCAATCAATAATATCATTTATATGCTTGCTATAGTCGAAATTAAAAGTACCCTGAATCCAATGAATAGAGCTTTGTAAACGCATAAATAAAATTAATAAAGGATGATTATAAATTATACACAAAAGAAAGTTATTTAAGGTAGAAAATTTTCTAGAATCTACTTTCTAGAATCTTTACTGCTCAATAACTGGTTGGCGGGAAGATTGCCCTCCGGGGGGTCTTGCCAGACAGGCTTGGTCATTTTCTGCTGACAGCAACTGGCTACGTTGAATGATTAGTAGTGAGGGGCGCTGTCAGCAGAAAACGCCCTGTGAGTTGAGTTGGTAATTTAGTGGGTGAATTTTGGTTGATTTGGTGACTTTGGTGATTGAGTTATTGTTCGGGAACAGCTATTTTGCAATTTTGATGAGAGCAAGGATTTGTTGAGGAAGTTGGTTGTTTGCGATCGCTTCCTCAACGGATGATTTTTGAGCGATCGCCTTTTGAGAATTAATAGGTCCAATGTGGCAACGGTTGATTTTGCGATCGCCATTCATCCAGCAGTAGCGAAAGTAGTAATGTTTTTTACGGCAGCGCCTAACGTAATAAGTCTCAACCCATTGGGTAATTTTGTTCAGGGGCAGTTGAGCAGGTAAATGTTCGGGAGCGGATGAAATAGTTGTCTGCAAAGAGTTTTGTTGTTGCTCCCGAACAGTGTTATGGTGGTCAAAGTCCTGGTCCAAGTCCAGTACATGAAATATTGTTAGTTGTTCACAGCAAGATTGTACGGGTTTAGAAAATCCTAAAGTTGGTAGAGCTTTTGCTATTTCAGGGTAATGTTTAGCCCATTGGTCGAAAGCTTCTATGTATTCAGTCTTTGATGAAAAATCATCAGGGTCAGGCAGTTCTTGGGAATCGTCATAGAAGAGAGTTGTCTGTCCATCTGAATTTATGGAACCAGCAGGATCTAATACAATTTCATCATCTAGCACTATTTCATCCCAATATGGATCGGAAACATAAGGGGAATCCGACTCAGAGCAATAGTGCTCCAAGTCGAACAAAGATAATTGTAATTTCATTTGTAGTTAATCTGTGGGATTGAGAACTGCGATCGCATGAAAAGAGCGATCGCAGTTTTTGTGTTCGTGTGAGCAAAAAAATAACTACCTAGCCAAAGACTAAGTAGCTATTCAGAAGGAAGCTGAGAGGAAATGAGAGAAATAATATCAGTACGAAGTTCAGCAGATTCTCTTAAAAAATCCTCCTCAGCAACAACACTTTCCTGCTTTCTCAAGTCAAGGCGCTCTTGATGAGATTTGACATAACTAGAAAATTTCTTTTCAAGAACATCAAGGCGCTCTAGTATTTTCCCAATATCAGGATATACGGATTGGAGGGAATTATATCTAGCTGTCCTGCAGCCAAGCTCCTGATCATGTGAGAAACATCCTTGTATCCCAGCAGCTTGGCTTTGTGCATCAAAGCTTCCTTGTCGTTCGGAGAAATCCGAACAGATAGCCTGACCTCGTCCTGCGATAATTCCTTGGGTCTGCCCATTCTCTTGCTCATCATTAGATCCGAAAATCATAAACTCCCTCTATATTACAAAGATTTTGGGAACACAAAAAGTTTTGTGTAACCAGTACTTGACTTTTACTTCTGGTTATACAATAATTATATTATAGTTTTGTGTAACCAAATAAAACACAAAACAAACGCCTCCTCCTTCAATACAGTTCGACAACTAAGGTTTTCGGCGAAGGACACCTATATAATCCGAGGCAAGCACCCACACATTTGGCAGCAAGCGCCCCGTGCGGAAACACCCCAGACGATTCAACACTTTCACAACCGGCTGTTGTCGCTTACCCGATAACAGCCCCTTTCCTAAATTAATAAATGGAGGAACAAACCTATAAACAAACCAAAAGGTGGACGCTCTAAAAAAGCTCCATATCGTTCAACTCACATACGCATTCCTGAAATTCTCAAAAGTAGAGTAGAAAAATTAAAAAACCTGTATTTTTCTAACTTATTAGAAGAATATGATAGACATTTCGACTCTGCTTGTTTTGCAAAAATAACTGACAACCCAAAAAAAACGATGAAAGTAAAAGACCTGCTTGAAGCCATATATGGCGCAAAACACCACCAACCAACCGAAAATGAAGACTACGAAATCGTCCTACGAAATGAAGATGGTAAATGGTATGGGGATATTGAAATTTTGAGTGTTGACGAAGAACCAAAACAGAAAAAACTGTTTATTAACTTCTTTGGGAATGAAGTAATCCATACTGAAAAGGAAAAGTTATTGTGATGAAACAAACACACGAACAACCAACTTATTGTAAAGAGGGGAAGCAAAAATTTGTCATTTACAATAAACTAACCGACAAAATCATAGCCTCTTATTCAGCCTTGGCTGACGCAAAATCTCACATACAAATACTAGCAAGAGCAACGAGAAATCAATTGAATGTATGGGAAATAAAATGCCTGAACAGCCAATAATTAAAATCCCTAGTATATGGAGTTGCAAAATCTCAACTGGTTGGATCAACTTAGCACAGTGCAGAAAAATAGAACCCTGTTGTGCACCTAACGAACCTATTTACGCCCTAGTAACATGGAACAGAGGCGAGTTAGAACTATTCGTAGGTGAAAATGCAATCGCCATTATCCAAGCATGGCGAGAAGCACACTTAAAATATGGTCTAAATTAAGGAGAACAATAAATGATTGAATGGATAAAAAAGATATTCTCTAAAAAACAAATTCCTGCTCCTGAACTAAACCCTAATGACAGTACAAGAGGACAACCTTTAATGAGTCTATGGAAAATAATTGCTTCTATTTTCATCAAAAAATCAGAATCTGGTATTATTCCTGATTGGGAATGTAAATACTGTAAACATGGAAATTTCGACAATTTCTTTTTTGAGTGTTGGTCACACTCAAAAGCTAAAACATTAGGACAAATTTTTGCTCCCGTGGAAATCAAATCAGCTCCTAAAGAATGTCGATTTTTTGAGTCCATATGGAACTAA